CTAATACTATTGTATATGAAAATATACTTAAAATGTGGGCAAGAGCTTGGGCACGTGGTAGATCAAATTCAGTTTGGTTGATTAATCAAAATATCGAACCTGAATTATTTTCTATGGCTCAAACTGTTGGAACTGGTGGCGTACCTGTTTATCTTCCTGCAAATGGGATCTCTGGCTCTCCTTATAGTACACTTATGGGAAGACCTGTATTACCTGTTGAACAAGCTTCGACTCTTGGCACTAAAGGCGATATCATGCTTGTTGACCTTGATAGTTACTTGCTTATTGATAAAGCTGGTGAAGGTGTTAAAGGCGCCGAATCAATTCATGTTGCTTTTGCTACTGATGAAAAAGCTTTCCGTTTTACATATCGCGTAAACGGCCAACCAATTTGGCAGAGTGCTTTGACTNCTGCTAAGGGAACGGCTACATTATCACCATTTGTAACGCTCAATACTAGAGCTTAATTTAAGAAAGGAATTATAATATTATGAAATCATATAGTCATATTGTTAAGGGACTCGATCCTGTTGCAGACGCTTTTGCTGGGACAGTATCAACCGATGTTGTTTCATTAAAAAATCATGAAACTGTAGAGTTTTACATCTATAAAGGTGTTGGAGCAACTGGAACTTCTACGATTACAGTAGAAGCTTGTGATGATACAACACCAACAACTACAAGTGCTGTAGCTTTTAGATATCAAACTGTTGTAACTGACGATACACACAGTGCAATGACTGAAGCAACTGTTGCAGGTTTTGCAACAGTTGCGGGTAGTTCACAACTCTATAAAGTAAGCGTTGACGCTTCTGCGTTGGCTGTGTCTGGATATGAATATGTCCGTCTAAAAGCTGTTGAGGTTGTTGACAGTCCTGTGCTCGGTGGAATAATGATTGCTCTTTTGACTCCGCGTTTTGATCAAGCGGTTCAAGCAAGCGTAATTGATTAATCTTAATTCAGAAAAGGTAAAATTTAATTATGAGTGTTTTAGATAATTTACAAGGGTTGAGAAAATCGATTCTTGGAGCTCGTGTTGAAAGAGCTGATGCAAGTTTACCACAAACAGCGGCCGAGGCTCTTTTTACCGTAACTGGTGGAAAAGTCTTTATTACTGGAATTGTTGGTGAAGTTGGTACAGTTATTGAAACTCAAGCGAACAATACAAAATTGACAGCTAATCCTACAACGGGGACAAGTGTTGATATTTGTGCGGTTCTTAGTATTACAGCTGATGAGGCTGGTACTCTTTATAGTATCACGGGGACTCTTACTGACGCATTGGTAGGAACAACCGCTGGTGCTGTAGCGGCTCAAGCTAAAGGCGTGATTGTAAACGCTGGAACTATTGATCTTGATTGTGCAGCGTCAAACACTGGTACAATTGCATGGACAATATTTTATGTACCTCTTGATGATGGTGCAGCAATTGAAGCCGCGTAATTTTAAAGTAGTAACGGCTCCAGTNNCGGAGCCTGTTACTTCTTCCGATGTGAAGTTGTATTCACGCGTTGATACTAGTATTGAAGATACTCTTATTGATACGTGGATTGCTTCAGGGCGGATAACCGCAGAAGATTATCAGCACAGGGCATATATTNCGCAAACACTAGAGTTGTCGTATGATTATTGGCCTGACACTGAGATTCTTCTCCCGCGTCCACCCGCTATTACTGTGAATAGTGTAAAATATTACGATACTGATAACGTTGAATATACTCTTGATTCGTCGAAATATTTTGTAGATGCGGATTCAACTCCAGCACGTATATCCCTTAATTATGGTGAAAGTTGGCCGTCTGTTACTTTACGACCGATAAAAGGGTTAGTTATTAATTATGATGCTGGATATGGTACGGCGAGCGATGTCCCTGACAGAATCAAAGATNCAATATATTTATATTGTGCTTATCGTTATGAAAATCGTATAGCTGAAGATGGTACAGTGCCACCAGCGTTTTACAACATTTTACAACCTGATCGCATAGAGGATAGATAGTGTTACTATCAAGGAGACCACGGAAAAGCTTAGCCTCTCAATGTCGCCACTATTGCAATATTGAAGAACGCCAATACGCTGATGATGGACAAGGTGGGTCTGTTGACATTTGGGCTGTTGTTTCTGAAAATGTACCAATGTCTTTGACTCCGCTTAATACTAGGCGTAAAGAAGAGTATAGAACTTTCAATATTAATGCTTCACATGAGGTTAAAATAAGGGGAGAGATTACTCTTGTTGAGTCTAATAACCAGATAACTTTCGGGACTCGTACTTTTGAAATAAAAACCATTGAAGATGTTCAAGAGCGTGGAATTGAATTAATTTGTATATGTTTGGAAAGGCGTGAATAATGACTTTTAGATTTGAATCATTTGTTGATGATGTTATGAGAGACATTGAAAAATCAGAAGAAAATTCAAGGCGGAAAGCTTTACAATATTCTGCTAAAAAAATGCGTAAGAATATTTCAAAACGAAGTGTTTCAACTTCTGGCGATTATCCCGGTAGACGGTCGGGCGGTTTGCGTAAAAGTATTAGATATAAATTAAAAACAGGGAAAAAAGGTGTAAGTTTTGTTGGGTCTACTGCTCCTCATGCTCATTTATTAGAGTTCGGACATGGTGATGGTAAAGAACAGAATAAACGCCCTTTTGTGAATAAAACATTATTAGAAGAAGAGCAAGAAATAATCAATATTTTGAGCACGGAGTATTTTTAAAATGGGTGTTACTGTTGAGGCTTCTATAATTAAACATTTGCGTACTGATTCCAATGTAACTCAATACGTAAATACTTTTAATGGTAGTCCTGCTATATTTAGCGATATAGCACCGCAGGAGGCTGAGAGAGTTTATCTTGTTTTAGATGTGCAGACTATACCGTCTGATAATTTGGCAGTTGATAATTTTTTAATAGATATAGATATTTACGGTGGGAAAAGTGACACTGTTAATATTAGAGCTTTAACTATGGCAGTTGAGTTTGCTATGGATAGAGAGATTTTAAATTGTGACCTATATAAAACAATAAGACTTTACAGAGAAACAAAAGGCTTTGTTGATAATAGAGATATAAAAATAGTTCATTATAATATGCAGATAAGTGGGCGTGGTTCGCGTTATGCTTGGATGCAGCAAATTGTGAGGTAAAAAATGGCGACATTAGCAGTAGAAAACATTACGCTAGATACTAGTTTGACTCCTACATATAATTCGGCGGCAGGCGGTGGAGATGATTTTGTAAATAATGGCAGAACATTTTTACATATTAAAAATGGTAGTGGTTCTCCTATTGTTGCGACTATTAATAGTTTGGTAAACTGTTCACAGGGATTTGACCACAATGTTGATATTACAATTCCTGCTGGTAGTGAAGAAATGTGTGGCCCGTTTAACACTGGACGGTTTAATGATAGTGATGGAAAAGTTGGTATCACGTATGATGGTGTTACGACGTTGACTGTAGCAGTAATTGCACTTGGTGTATAATAATTTAAATATAGGAGTTTAGAAAATGGGTAGACATCATGGAGTAAGTGCAGACACTTACAATAATATGATAATTGATAGTGGAGCTGTGTATGTTGGCTTTACTGATTTCTCTTCACCTGGAACACTACTGGGTGCAACACGTGGTGGGAATTCTTTCTCTATAGAGCAAGAAGTTAGAGAAATGGAAGCGGATGGAGCACACAGCCCAACAAAGGGGTCACGACGTATTACAAGAAGCGTTGGAAAACTTACTGTAAATTTCTTAGAGCATACTTTAACACAATTAAAATATGTGCTTCCAGCTTCGGTAAGTGCTGCGTTTGATACCGATTGGGATGCTATCACAAGAGACACTCAAATTGCTCTAGGTGATTATCTATCTGACATAACTTTAGTTGGTGAGATCTCTGGTACAACTGCTGGAGCTTGTGCTTTTAAATTAACAAATGCACTTTCTGATGGTAATCTTGAATTGTCTTTGACTGACAAAGAAGAGGGCGTTATTGCAGTGACGTTTACAGCACATCAAGACCCAACAGATTTAGATACCGAGCCTTGGACAATGTACTGGCCTAACACTTAGGATTAGAAAGAAGTAAACGATGACTATAGAAGTGCGAAAATTAAAAAGAAAAGATAGAGTTGTTTTAGCTCAATTAATTAAGAAATTTGCTGATGTGGCAGGCTCTGACTCTATTGTAAACATGGTTCCCCCGTCTAGCTCTAAGGGCGGTGATACTGAGGATACAGAAGAATCTAAGAAAGACGCAACGGCTGAAGTTTTAGAGACGGCATTTACTTTACTGGAGCAAATGTTGCAAGTAATAGAAGATGATGTTTCGGAGTGGTTTNGTAAATTGATTGGGGTAAGTAGGGAAGATTATGACGATCTTGCTTTTGATATTGAAGTCCAAATCATTGAGCAAATAGTATCACAAAAAGGGTTTACTGATTTTTTCTCAGTGGGCTCGCGAGTGCTCAACAAAATAAAGAGCTTAGTGAGCCCGTCCAAGAGTTAGAAGACTCGGTAAGGTTTAATGATAATCTTACTGAAGATCTTTTTGACGAGATGGAATATAAAGAAATTTTGTTTCGTGGTGGTTATCTTGCAAAAAGAAGAATCGCTACTTATGAAAATGGCATGAAGTTTGCCGCCTTCACAGGTTGGCAGGCTTTAAGGTCTCAAGGTTTTAAAGATAGTTATGAAAAATATCTTGTTGATTTAGGCTTGAAGAAAAAGAAAAAAGCTTCTAAAAAACAGTTAGAACTAGAGGAACGTATAGCGATGCAGACTGCAAACCGTATACTAAGAGAAGGGGCTACAGGTGGCAAGACCAGTATTTAGATTGTTTGGTATGATTGGGATTAGAGGTCTTGACAATGTACGTGAAGGCCTCGGGAGTGTCGATCAAAGAGCTAGACGACTACAAAGAACTTTAACTAGAACTAGTAGAACTCTTACAAGAATAGGCTCTAATCTAACTAAAAATTTAACCGTGCCACTTATTGCGGCAGGTGGTGCGGCGTTAAAATTTGGGGCTGATTTCGAGAACGCTATGACAAAATCATTAGCGATCATGGATAATGTAAATGATGAGACGCGAAAAAAGATGGAAGAGACCGCACTGCAAGTTTCTGAGACTACAACGGCAAGTGCTACTCAAGCAGCCGAAGCGTATTTTTTCTTAGCCTCTGCTGGTCTTAATGCAGCACAGTCTCTGCAAGCACTCCCAAAAGTCGCCAAATTTGCACAGGCTGGAAATTTTGATTTAGCACTAGCAACAGACTTATTAACGGATGCACAGTCAGCACTGGGGTTAAGTTCTAAAAATACAGGAAAAGCAATGCTGGGTATGGCTCGCGTGTCTGATGTATTAGTTAAAGCAAACACTTTAGCAAATGCAACTGTTGAGCAGTTTTCGGAGTCGCTCACAAATAAAGCAGGTGCGGCGCTAAGGATGGTGGGAAAAGAAGTAGAGGAAGGTGTAGCTGTTTTAAGTGCGTTCGCTAACCAGGGTAAAAAAGGCATGGAAGCTGGAGAGGCTTTAAATATTGTCTTAAGAGATCTACAAACAGCAAATATAAAAAACAAGAAAGCTTTTAAAGAGGCTGGTATTGCAGTATTTGATGGTGCTGGTGAAATGCGTAACATGGCAGACATAATTTTAGATCTTGAAAATAGATTATCTGGAATGTCTGACGAGCAAAAGCGTACAGAATTAGGATTGTTAGGTTTTCAAGATAGATCAATATCAGCAACTGCGGCACTTCTTGGAACGTCTGAAGCTATACGGAATTATGAAAAAGAATTAAAATCGGCTGGCGGGACGACTGATAGAGTCGCAAAGAAACAACTTGAATCTTTAAGTGCTCAAACAACAATTATCAGAAATAGATTACAAAATGTAGCTATTGCAGTGTCAGAGTCTTTGATACCTATTATTAAAGAGCATCTTTTGCCTGTCATTGAAAAATGGGTAGGGGCTATAAAACGGCTAGTCGATTGGTTTAATAGTTTGCCTAAAGAGGTGAAGACTCTTACTATAGCAATAGGATCGTTTCTTGTTGTCCTTGGGCCTACAACAATGTTTTTTGGAAAGCTTGTAGCCATTTTTAAAACTCTAGTGCCAGCTTTAGTCCTTGCAAGAAAAGGAATGATATTACTAAGTGCAGCAATGGCAGCAAACCCAGTAGGGGCGGTGATAGTTCTTATTTTAGGTCTTGTCACTGTAATGGGATTACTTAAAGATGAAAATGGGGAACTTAAAAAAAGTTTTCAAGATACATGGAGCGGTATAGCATCTCTTTTGGATGACACTATTGCTGAAATGAGAGTAAGTTTATTCGAGTTTGTGCGTGACGCTTTAAGATATGTGGGTGAGATGGGAAGTTTTATTCCAGGTTTCGGAGCAAAGATTAAAAAAGCTCGTCGCAATCTTCGTAGTATGATTAGCGAAGAAAGAACCGCTATAAGGCAAAAGCGGATTTACGCAAAAGAAGTCGAGCTTCAAAGCAAAGCAAATGACGCTCTTAGTAATTCCATAGATGCAGCAACAAAAGCTTTATCAAGCCTTATTGATAAACAAAAAGAGAAGACTAATTTAGTTATAGCAGATATCGAGGCCACAGAAAATGACGGTGACGCTGCAAAAGAATTATATGATAAAAAAATAGCACTAGAAGACCAGTGGAACGACAAAGTTTTACGGTCAATATTTACACGAAAACAACTGCTAGAATTTGAATATGAAGAGGCTTTGTTAAATGCTGATAAATTCGGAGCGGATAAAAATGATATAGAGCTTTATTATACTATTGAACGCATGAAAATGGCACAGGAGGAGGTTGATAAAAAATCCGCATTAGATAAAAAAGCAAAATCAGATAGAATAAAAAATATTAAAGATGTCGCAGATTTTACAGCTCAATCAATAGCAGAGATAGCCTCTTTGTTCTCACAATCTTACGGAATGCAAATAGAACGAGTCGAGGCAAAAAAACAAGCCGAAATTGACGCTATAAACAACTCTGTTATGAATGAAGAAGATAAAGCCAAGGCGATTAATAATATTGAAGAGGGTAGTGCTAAAAAAATAAAAGAGCTGAAAAGAAAACAAGCTATTGCAGAAAAAGCACAAGCCATTTTTAGTATTATAATGAGTACATCGAGGGCGATAATGCAAGCATTAGCACAGTTAGGCCCAATTGCAGGGGGTATTGCCGCAGGAGTTATTGGTGGAATAGGTATTGCTCAAACTGCGATTGTATCATCTAAACCAATCCCACTCGCAAAAGGTGGACTTGTCAAGAGAACAGCTGGCGGAGTCAATACAATTATCGGTGAAGGTAAAGAAGACGAAATGGTTTTACCGCTTAAAACGGGTGTTCTTCAATTAGCAGATTCATTATATAGTAAATTTAGAGATATGAGTCAAAACGGTTTGGGTGTTCCTGAGCTGGCTGGGTTTGGTGGTCGAGCGGTTGAAAATCATTGGCATATAGGAACACTTGTCGCTGATGATAACGGCATGAAAGAACTAGAACGACGACAGAGAAAATTCAGAGTTGAAGAAGATCAGCGGAGAGGACATGAAAGATAATGGCAGCGAATGATATATATATTGGTGAAACTGTTGGATCTCTTCAGTTGATGAGTGCATTAGGTAGAAAACTTAATATTAATAATATTATACTTTCTCGTGAGGATCGGACTGCTTCAGGTAGATTAGTACAAGACATAATCGCTACAAAAAAAGAGATCAATCTTAGATATAATGCTATTGATGGAAGTGACTTAACTATATATTTAGATTTGTTTGATCTTAATGACGAGCTGATTATTAGAATTTATACTAGCTCCAGCGTTTACAATGATTATACTGTTTTAATGTCCCCATTGAGCTATCAAAGAGTTTTAGCTACAGGGGATGGATTATGGGAAGGTGTCACTGTGACATTAAGAGAGGTGTAAAATGCAAAATGTAACACCAGCGTTTAACACTGCTGCCGAAGCTACGGTAAGGAATGTCGTTTCTAAAGTAGATATTGTATGGGCTTCTCCCTTTATTGATACAGCAGTTACAGCGGTAGCTAATGACGAAAACAGATTAACAAACACGCCACAGGTACACGACGGGACACGTAATATATTAGCACTCTGGGCACACCTTGACGGTGTGATAAAAGCCGATGGGACACATAACCCAATGCCTGGCAATCCTGACAACGCCCCATTTAATCAAGTTGGTTGGTACGGTGCGACAGAATGCAATGGCTCGAATGTTTGGGTTACTGATCCCGTTTTAACATTGACTTTTGACGCTAGACCAATACACGATTTATTAGTGGTTGGTGATAGTATGTATGATGAATATCCTGTTGACTTTGATGTTGATGTATACGAGGGAGTTACTCTCGTTTACACTGCAAATGTCACAGGAAATTCTGCCGTAGAATGGCACCTCGATGTAAGAGCTGAGGCTATTGATGATGCTACAAAAATGGTACTTACTATTACAAAGTGGAGTGCCCCAAATCGTATTGTTAAAATAGCCGAGTTCTATTCAATACTAAAAGAGACTTATGATGGTGATACAGTATCATCTATTAATTTACTTGAAGAAAGAATACTTGAAGATGGTTCATTGCCAATAGGTAACATTAGTGCAAACGAAGTTGATATATCGTTAAACAATATAGAAATCACAGTAAATGGTGTTGATATTATTGACCCGTTTTTCCCTGATAATCCGAATTCTCCTTACGATGACGTTCTCACGAAAAATAGAAAAATTGTGCCATACATCGGCTTTAAATTAGCTAATGATACTTTTGAGTATGTAAAATTGGGAACGTTTTGGACGGGAGATTGGCAAGTTAACGAACAAAGCCCCGTGGTAAATGTAGCTTGCCGTGATCGCATGGAATTACTAAGAAGAGCTGAATACAAAGGATCGTCGTTACTTATAGATACTACACTGTACGCTTTAGCAACTGAGGTTTTGACATCCGCAAGAGATGATATTCCAATGTTGGATATACAATGGGAAATTGATGTATCATTACAAAATTTCACATTACCCTATGCATGGTTTGGAAAAACTAATTATTTTGAAGCAATCCGATCAATTTCGGAGGCCTGTATGGGACAAGCTTATATGAATCGGGACGATGTTTTAATTATAGAAGGTCCAGAAGAAACTTATCAATCATAAAAAGGGGAAATCAATATGCCTATAACAAACAAAGAAGCTATAAAATTCTCAAATGAAAAACTACGAGTAGTCGCAGATTTGATGGCTCAACTATACAATATCGGAAAGAGCATGAATGATGAATGGACGGCGAGAGGGTTAGCGACAGTAATTCCTGATGATGCTGGTCAAATATTATATGATTCTGCATACGGTACTGATGGGACTGATGGGGATGGCCGCCCAGTTGTTACGGGGCAAGATTTACATAATATAGTGAGGGGTAACGCTGATTTTTTTGTAGCACTATTGGAGGCCAATAGTGATGAACGTCTTAACATGATTCTGAGTGTAGCAGTTAATACGAGAGGTTAAAATGGCGGATTATTATGTAAGGGCGACAGGTGGGAGTAACGGAAACTCTGGGACATCTTTTGGGGCTGGGTGGGCCACAATAGCTTATGCGATAACAAATACTACGAGTTTTGACAGAATTTTTTTATGTTCTGATGTATCAAATAAATTTAGTTTATCGGCTAGTATTACAAACTGGCCATATTCTCGAGAGTGGATAGGTGCAGATCTTATTGACGGCTCACCATACAATGGAACAGGTAGAGCATATTTAATAGCCAGTGTTCCGTTGGGGAATATGTGTTCTACCGCATACCATTCTAATATGCTTTGGCAGGATATTGATTTTGATGCTAACAGTCAGGCCAGTGTTGCGTTTAGTTTTCCCACATGGACTTCTACGATGCGAAATGCAGCTTTCGTAAACTGTGGGTTCCATGGCGGAACTGCTGACGGGGTCGTGCTTAATTGTACCGCATCAACAGCTAATGCTATTGATCCCGTCATGTTTTATGATTGCGATATTTATGATAACGCCCGTTACGGATTATATAATGTGTCAAGTGGTAGTTTTATCATGAGTAATTGCTCTATACATCATAATAATAGTTACAATTACTANGGGTTGGGTAACCCTGCTATTCATGCCATTTTTGACACTTGCAGGATATTTCGATCAGCAACAAATAGTGGTTTAGAGTTTCCNGGAGAAACACCTGTCACTATGGTGAACTGTGTTGTATACGATAACTTTAGTCACGGATTGGCCTTTACAGGGGCTACTTTTCGGGGAAATATTAGGAATACAATTTTTGCTAATAATGGCGGTTACGGGATAACTCAAACAGCCGGATTAAACAGCCCATGGTTTCACGGTGATTATAATTGTTTTTATTCTAATACCTCGGGAGCGTTAGGCACTACAATAAATANCGGTGTAATACCTGGAACTCATAATGTAATAGCTGATCCAACTTTTGTATCAANAGTTAATAATAGTGAGGATTTTACTTTATTAAGTGGCAGTCCTTGTCTTGATGTAGGGATTGGATTTGCAGGGGGTCAATAATGCCAAGCAATCACATTGGATCATGGCAAGGAAACGGAACCTTAAATGTAGGAGCATGGCAAGGGGGTGGAGCTGGGACAGTGCCTTTATTTATTACCGATCCTCTTAGTCAGACAATAGAAGCTGGTGAAACAGTATACTTTTCAGTCTCCGCAACGGGCACGGCTCCTATCACGTATCAATGGTATCGCAATGGGATTTTACAAGCGGGGGAAACTTCAACTACATACTCCTACGTTACAGCATTGAGTAATGATGGAGACACTGTATACTGTAAAGCAACAAACCTCATTGGGATCGTTGATAGTGGTATTGCAACACTTGATGTATATGAAGTCATTCCCTTAACGAGTCTGGATTATTACACAAGAGAACAGCCTACAAAATCAGAAGAACTTGTAAACCGTGTGGTAGTGACAACACAGCCATTAGTTGTTGCATCAGCTACAGAAGAATTATTTCAAATGTCTGAGGGTTTTACTCTTAACGACACAGAAACAAGAGATTTTATATTTTATTATAAAAAAATACCAGCTTTAGAAACTGGTGCGGTGACCACTTTTACAGATACTTCTGGTGGAGCTTTTACTATTACAACTGAAACTTATTATCCTTGGGGTGTTGAGTTGACAATTACTAATAATAGTGGTGTGGCGGGTGGAGCAAAAATTCAAATCGATGGTTATCCTATCGAAATTTCTGGGGAAGAATCTATCATTGAAGAGGCTACTCCTGAAATTAAATCTTACGGATTACAGGAATATATTTACCCTAAAAATCACTTGATTCAGTCGGGTGTTTTGGCGGGCTTAATTGCCTCTAATTTACTTACAAGTTATAAAACTATTCGTAAAGATACTTCTCTTGTGTGGCGTGGTAATCCAGCATTAGAGCTAGGTGATACTATAGAAGTTCCTGAGTATAAACGTGGAGCGACTGAGGTTTTAGGTAATTTTAAAATAATTAAAAATCAAATTTCGTACGATGGTACTTTACGAGAGACAACCAACGCTAGGAAGGTGTAATTTATGGCAACATGGACAACTCCAAAAACAAATTGGACTACTAACGATGGTATCGGCGACACAGATTTAAATCGTATAGAAGAAAATACAGAATATTTGTACGATCAAAACGACAACGTAGCTGGACATCTAAGGAATTATGTTAGTGGATTTACTGTAAATGCTAATAGTGGTAGCGAAGGCGTTTATGAAATCAGGGTTTCAGGTGGGATTTGGTCAGACTCAAACGGAAACTATGTGGATTGGGGTGGGGCTGAAATGGTAAAAACATTAAGTGCCACGGCGTGGACTGCTGGGGCTTCAGGGCAGGC